GTCTTGCTCGTGATTCTCCTCGTATGATGATAGTATGTTGTTATTATCATCTACCTTAGCAACAAAAGTAATGCTAAACTTCTTCATGCGTTACCCTCTGTCTTAGTCCAGCGGCCTAGTCTGTAGACATTACCCTCTACCTCAACCGCATTTTCTTCTTTTACCTCTTTCTCTGCTTCAGCATACTGATCTGGGAACATGACCTGTAGAATATCTTTCCGTATCTCAAAGAAGTCTTCCCACGCATCAGGGTAAGTCTCTAAGAACTGCTGTGATGCAGACATAGTTAGTGCTTCATCAAGTGCAGCCCTCATGCCATCCTCAGAACCCGCAGCACCAAACACCATACCTGTCTTGATGCTACCCGTCCACTCACCGTCTTCAATCACAGGCGATAGCACAATAGCTACATCACCAGGTTTAATCTCGTAGGCCATTACGTTCTCCTTTTAACCTTGAGGCGTTGCTCTTTTCTGCGAGAGCCTTTTTCTTCTAGCCACTCTTCTGGTATGACACGGTTAGCCCACTTGAAGCCTTTCTTGTCACACCAATCGCAATACCTACTTTTGGCTCCTTTGTAAAGGCGAGACCTAGCATTACTGAATACAAATCTAATATCCAAACCTGGGTGTTGTCTCTGTATCTCAATATGTTTGCGTCTATCAGCAGCGGAAAAAATCCCCTTGGTCTCTATTATAATACCGTTGTCTAACTCAAAGTCAGGCGTGTAGGTGCGATACTTTAGATCCTCCCATTCGATCTTTAGCTCTTCATACGCTACTTTCTTCTGCCTGTCTTTGAGGAACGCAGCAGCCTCTACTTCAAGGCCACTGCGATACATCCTAGCGTTATGCTTCCGTTTCGTCTGACGCATCGTCATCCTCAGGCTCTTCTGATGTTTGTACAATCATACCAGCTAGGTTCTCACGCCGTACAGAGAGTACTTGCTGCATGTAAGATATGCGATCTATTTCAGCAGATGCAATCTGTATCTCGTTATACATCTTCATCTGTTCTTCGTTAAAGTCATCAGTGTAATAGTATGTGTCGTTAATTTTAATCTTAGCCATTGTGGTATTCCTCTGCTATGAATGTGTAGTCCACCAGTTGTGGATTCTTGGATTTACTAGGTATGCTGGGTCGTGTCTCAAAGGTATCATGACACTTATGTTTAAAACTACAGAACTTGCAGTCATCAGGTAAGACCCAATTACCTGTCTTCTTACGGTAGAACATCTCTTCCACTGGCTCAAAGCAGCGCTCAAAAGGCTCATCGTTGTCGATGTAATCTACGGTAGCTTGAATGTCAGATAAGACAGCTTCCTTATCTACATCCTCAGAGGCGTCTACATACTTGAATTGACCATTGGCTTTGTTGACTACCCACCAGCCTCCTACATCCTTTCCAGCGGCCTCTGCGTAGCCCACAAGCTGTGCTACATAACCAAAGCCATCCTTATAAGCCAGCGACCCAAAGGACGAAAACTTATTGTCGTAAGACCAGGGAGAGGCAGACTTAACATCGTCAATGCGACCGTCCATCTCCATGTCATATTCACCCTTGATCTCCTGACCGTGAGGTAGCTTTAGTGTGACACGATCATTGTCCTTAAATGATACGCCCGACGAGCGTAATATACCCTTAAATACAGCCTCAACAATGTCGCCAAGGATCATATTCATCAGGAAGTGTGGTGGAAAAGGTGTTTTGTCTTCTGAGTCATTCTTGTCAAACCATAGCTGACATTTAGGCCTACCTATATTGGACATACGTAAGCGAAAATCATCACGAGGACCACTTGAGAATTGCTTATACAAAGCAGTCTCAACATCGGAGGCGACTTGTTTAGCCACCTCCTCTGTCATAGTAGTCTCACCTGCCATAGCCTTCTGCAAGAAAGAGAAAACAGCTATCTCTGCAGGATGATTCATTAGTATGCTGCCTCTTCCACATCAACAATGGAACCTACAAGATCCGCGTCTTCTTTGCTCATGCTTGTGTTACAACGCTCATTGTGTTGATCTAGGATCTTACCATTAGAGTAGCTGATGTAATCCAAGAAGTCGGATGCTGTAGATGTCATGTAAGCACTATCTTCGTCGCTGTGCTGTAGGATATCGCCAACAGAAGAGGTGATATAACCATATGTTGCACCAGTAGGAATAGAACCCTCTTCACCCCGCAAGACGATCTTAGCCATGTATGGCAGAATATTCTTACGTTCAATCGCCTTATGAGTAGAGGCTAAGTTCCTTAGACTATCTTGATTCTTTACATCCATCACGAATGGGATTTCGTTATACTCACCAGAGGTAGGTGTACCAGTATCATCAAGAGGATTCTTTACTGTCAGTACACCCATGTAGATCTTTACACGTTTAGCTGATCTAATGATTTCTTTAGTAGCCTCTGACAAAGAGTTCCAATCCTCGATGTAACCAGAAGGGCGTCCTAAATTGTAGCCACCAGTACTGTCTTGCAGATCCGTGTTTGTGCTACGGTTCATTACAGACTTCTCCATTTCATTAGTGGCAGAGTTCCACCGCTGAAATTGATAACGATCTGCTAACAGACGCACTTCTACACTTTCAGCATAGAATACATCATCGCCCAGTGTGATCTTGTAAGACCCTACTGGTACAACGTCTGTCTTGATCTTCTTACCACCTAACTCGATCTCACCTTTGATCGCAGTACTTAGGATGCTAACCCTAGCCAAAGTAGATCGTGACTTGGTTTCTTGTTTAGGTTCACCCATAAGCTCTGCCAATGGATTTGATAAACCTGTTGTTGATAGTTCTGTACTCATCTGTATATCCTTTATTACAGCAAAAAGAGTCTTAGTTATACCGTCACACGTCCTGTACGTCAAGCCAATTCGGACCTATTTTAGATTCTAATAGTAACGGAACATTCATCTTTACGTTATAGGCTTTCTCAATTAAGTCTGTCAAGCCTTCATTCATATCTTCTATTATTTGTAGCACTGTCTCCTTCTCCTCTGGGTGAATGTCTATAACAGTTGAGTCGTGAACAGTGTTCACTAAGCAAGAGTTTAGACCTTTCAACCGCTCCTCCATTTCAATTAACACAACAGGAACAACGTCACCAGTAGCAAAGCCTTGCACTGGGTAGTTCTTAATCATAGTGAAGTGTGATACCCCACCACGAGAGTTGCGCTTAACGTCAGGGAAAGCGTACTGCCGCCCTGATACGTTAGTAATCTTGTTGAACCTTATAGCCTCGTCAGCCAGGTTCTTATGCCATGCAGCAATGCCTTTGTACTTCTCAATGAAGTGTATATAGTAAGCCTCTTCTGCCTTTGATCTACCATATCCAGTCGCGCCGAAGAGGGGTGCGAACGTATGGGCCTTTCCTTCCTGGCGTGAAGTCTTCTGCCCTGCATCACTGATAATCTTTGCAGTGTAGCTGTGTACATCAAACCCTGTGTTGATCTCATGCATAGCTGTTTCATCTTGAGCCAAGAACGCCGCAGCACGAAATTCTAATTGGGCAAAGTCCGCCTCACATATGTAACCGTTTTCCCAGCGAGACACAAAGACACGCTTTACGGGGAACGTACCCCCTCTTGGCATGTTTTGCATGTTGGGGTTCCGTCCAGAAAATCTACCTGTACTGGTGATATGCTGAGTGAGTCCCACATGCAGGAGACCGTCTGATTTGGTGAATGTGTCGATACCCTCCACAAAGCTAGAGAGGTAACTACTAACAGCAGAAAGACGTTTAAGGTCAGTAAGAAACTCAACAGCAGCATCCATGTTGTTCGTTTTAGCAGTACCCACAAGTACATCTAGGTTATCCTTTCCTGTGCTAAATCCACTGGCGCTAACCCACTTCTTGCTAGGCGCACCAAAGCCAAGACCTGCAATATGGTTAAGTTCTTTGAGTCCATAACCACGAGCATCACATTCCTTGCATTTATTAGGCCTAGCAAACTTAGTGCCATCCTTCTTTATCTTATACGTCTTACCTGTTCCAGAGCAAGTAGGACAGGTAAAAGCCTTGGTACGTTTCATGAT